GGCATTGCTGATTTGTGCGCTGTTTGGCAGCTGCACCACCACGAAGTATGTGCCGGTCACTGAGACGCACACCGAGCACCACTGGCACACGGACAGCGTGCGGGAGCGCGACTCGACGCACACTGAGCGCGAGACCATCATCCGTGAGGTGGACTCGGCAGCGATGGCGAAGTACGGCATACAGATGCAAGCCAACCAGCGGGCATGGCTGGTGCTTCAGCGCGAGATGGAGCAGCGGTTGCGCGAACTGGAGCACATGACCGCACAGCGGGACACCGTGCGCGACTCGATACCCTACCCCGTGGAGGTGATCAGGGAGGTGGAGCGCAAGCCATCGAAGACGGAGCGCGGCCTGATGATAGCCGGGCTGCTGTCGATGATGGCCGTCATCGTCTTTGCGGCGAACAGGTTGAAGCGTTTCCTGCCCTGAGTAAACCCCAGGCGGGGAAACGCCCGACAGGTAAGTAATAACCACTAAACGTATCAAGATTATGGATAAGAAATTCTGGAAAGGAGCACTCTGTATGCTCATCCTCTTTGCCTACCTGATAGGCACCGTCAACGGCATAGGCTACAGCATCTACATCGGCGAGTGGGTGACAGCCGTCTGCGTGCTGGTTCTCGCGGTCATGGCATTCCCCACGGCATTGGCAACATGGAACGAATGGCAAAAACTGTAAGGCGATGGAGCAACTGTCACTTGAAGCAATCATCTCAATCGTCACGCTCATCTTCGGCGGTGGCGGCATCGGTGCGCTGATTACATGGCGTTACCAGAAGAAGAAGGCGAAGGCCGAGGCGAAACAGGCCGAGGCAGAAGCCGAAAAGGCGAAGTTCGAGGCCATGCAGGCCAATGCCATGCTGATCAAGGAGATTCAGACCAGTTATCAGCAGATGACCAACGACCTGAAGGCCAACCTCGACACGCAGCAGGAGTACAACGAGGAGCAGAAGCAGTATATCCAGGAACTGAAGGAAGACCGCCAGCACCTCAGGCAGGAGCGCGACGAGCAGCGATTGCAGATAGAGCGGCTGACGCGGACGATGAACGAGTGGAAGAACGACTCTGACAAGCGCATCCGCGACCTACAGGCGCAGGTGGCCCGCAACGGCCGTCAGATAGAGTGCATGCGCCCTTTGCTGTGCGGACGGGAGGGTTGTGCCATCCGTGTGCCCGTAACCATCTCGGAAAGCGGAGAAATTGACAAGACCATCCGTCCGCAGGAACAGAAGAATGACATTGACCCTATAGACAGCGACGCATTATGAAAGCCAGTCAGACACTCATCAATCATATCAAGAAAACAGAGTGCAACGGTAAACCGCTGCTCGAAGCCGTCTGGGACAAGACTGGCAAGGTGTGGATGATAGGCTACGGTCATTCGCCGGGCGACGTGAAGCAGGGTGACAAGATAACACCCGCACAGGCCGAGCAACTGCTGAAGGATGACCTGCGCAAGTTCGAGGACTACGTGACACGTAACTGCCCGCGTGCCTGTCAGTCGCAAGGACGGTTCGACGCTGTGGTGGACTTCTGCTACAACTGCGGCATAGGCAATTTTCAGAAATCGACCCTCAAGCGATATATAGACGCAGGGCGCAAGGTGTACGAGATACAGAAGGAGTTCCTGAAGTGGACCCGATCGGGAGGCGTTGAACTCGGTGGACTCTACACCCGCCGTATCTGGGAGGCGAACCGCTGGAACGAATAAAGATACCTACACAAGCCCGTGAGGGGCGAATGTCAGTAGTTTTTTTCATGGTATTAGATTAATAAATTGTTTTAGTAGATTAGTTTTAGTTATTATTGATGTGAGGATGCCGCTGCATCCTCTTTTTTTATCCCCATTCATGCTTTCGCCTTTTTTGCGAAAGTAAACCCACGACCATATTTCGCCCGATTGGTAGAAACAAAGAATCGACGAAATATGAAATTTCTCACTATCGACTACATCAAGCGACACTCCCGCATCGACTTCGACTGCGAGGATGCCGAACTTGAACTCTACGGAGCGGCGGCAGAGAACACGGTGCTGACGACCGTAAGGCGCACCATCGACAACGTGCGCGACCTGCACGACGGCAAGATACCGCCTGAGTATTACCAGGCAGCACTCATGCTGACCGACACAGGCTACCAGCACCGCTCGCCAGTCAGTCCGCAGAACATGAGCATCGTGCCCTATACGCTCGACCTGCTTATGAAGAAGGAAATGCGGCTGGGCGACGGCTCCGACCTGGAGGCAGAGCGCGACACGCTGCTGGAGATGCTGAACGCCGTAGCGACGGACTTCGCCTTCGACTACGACCTGACAGACGATCCAGCCGAGGCACTGACCGAAGCCTACGAAGCACAGGTGGAGAAGATGCAGGCCATGTGCGACCGCTACACCTCCATCCGCAAGCCAACCCAGAAGGTATGCGCCCGTCTGCGTCAGGACGTGGCACAGGCCAAGACCGACTGCGAGGCCATCATCAATGCCGACTACACCACCGACGACGACGATAACAATCAAGAAGGATAAAACGATATGCTTAACATCAAGAATGTACTCCAACAGGGTGAGCCTGGCAAGTATCAGGTGATCATCGACTACGAAGGCTTCTCCATGCGTGAGAACGACTTCCGCATACGGCTCTACTGGGGCATGAAGGGCGACTATCTCGACATCGAGAAGAGCGACATGCTGCAAGACGAGGACGGGCGGTTCTATATCCAGTTCGACACCACGGAGATGTCGGCTCTGGTGAGGGCAGAGGTCATTGCCTACCTGCCCGACTCTGACACCGACGAGGGCATCCGTCCGCTCATCGAGCGAGTGCCCGTGTGCTGGGTGAACACCAGCGACAAGATGCCGCAGTTCGGTACCGGCGAATCCTATCTCTACGACGGTCAGCATGTGCAGTTCCTGCGTACCAGCAGCGTTGGCGTGAAATCGCTCTACTTCTTCCTGCGCGACATCGTGGGAGTGTATCTCTGCGACCAACTCGGACGGCAACTGAAGGCTCTGAAGAAGCCGCGTGTATCATAACGGAATTATTAACTCAAAAAACAGAAAAAGATATGGCAGAACAAGATTTTTTCTTCCAGATGACTGCTGAAGTCATGCAGCAGCGACTGAACCAAGTCCCCATCAACACCTCGGCCATCGAGCAGGAGGGATCCAACCGCCAGACAGCCGACGAACAGGAGGCACTGGCACGCCAGCAGGCCGACGAGCACTTGCAGACGGAGATCAACCAGAAGCAGGACGAGCTGACCTTCGACGACGAGCCGCGCACCAACTCTGACAACCCCGTGAAGTCGGGAGGCATCAAGCACGCCATCGACCAGATGGGAGCCACGAAGCAGGACACCCTGACCTTCGACGACCACCCCACGGCTGGCAGTCAGCACCCCGTCACCAGCGGTGGCATCAAGGCGGCTATCGATGAAGAAGAGAATCGTGCCCGACTGGTGGAAGAGACTCTGAACTCGACCAAGCAGAACGTGCTCCACTTCGACAACACACCGACGCTGGACAGCACGAACCCCGTCACCTCCGGCGGTATCGCACTGGCTATCCGCGACTTCATCACGAAGACGGTCAACGACCTGACGAACTACTATCTGAAGAGCGACACCTACAACCGCACCGAGGTGCAGCAGTTGGTGGATGCCGTGAAGCAGTTCACCTACGAGAAGGTGGCAACGCTGCCGACGGCCAGCGCACTGACGATGAACAAGATTTATCTCGTGCCAAGCCCCGTGCAGGTGGGCCAGAACGTGAGCGACGAGTATATCACCATTGCCACCGAGAGCGCAGGTTCCACCACTTACGCATGGGAGCAGATCGGCACGACCACCGTTGACCTGTCGGGCTACTCTACGACCGCAGAGATGAACGCTACCATCAATGCAGCCCTCGCCGTCTATTCGACCACCGAGCAGATGAACGCCGCCATCGCACAGGCTCTGCTCAGTTACTACACCAAGAGCGAACTCGACCAGATGCTGGCACAGAAGCAGAACCTGCTGACCTTCGACACCACTCCGACGGCTGCCAGTCTGAACCCCGTCACCAGCGGTGGCATCAAGGCTGCACTCGACGTGCTCTACGCACAGAAGCAGAACCAGTTGACCTTCGACCAGGTGCCAACAGCCGAGAGTCTGAACCCCGTCACCTCCGGCGGTATCTCTCAGGCCATCGCCAACTTTATCACCGCCTCAGTCGATAACCTGCTGAACTACTACACGAAGAGCGAGACCTACACCCGCACCGAGATCCAGCAGTTGATCAGCAGCGTATCGCAGTTCGACTACAAGGTGGTGGGCGCACTGCCTACACCGTCGGCTGACACGATGCACACCATCTACCTCGTGCCATCGACCAACCCGAAGACGCAGAACGAGAAGGACGAGTTCATCACCATCATGACCGAGCGCGAGGTGGAGGGACAGGTGGTGACCGTCTATGTGTGGGAGCAGATAGGCACGACCACCGTTGACCTGTCGGGCTACTCTACGACCGCCGAGATGAACGCTGCCATCAACGCTGCCGCTCAGGATATCATGGCACTCATCCCGCAGGATGCCACCTCGCTGAACCAGTTGGCCGACAAGGCATGGGTAGCGGCTCAGATTGCCGAGAACGCAGGCACCTTCCGTGGCACGTTTGACACGCTGGCTGAACTGGAGGCTACCACAGGCAACCACAACAACGACTACGCCTTCGTGAAGGTGACCGACCAGGACGGCGACAACGACTACGACCGATACAAGTACAACGGTACGGCGTGGGTGTTCGAGTATCGCCTGAACAATACCCACTTCACCGCTGCCGAACTCGCAGCCATCCGAAGCGGTATCACAACGGCTCTTGTGTCGAAACTGAACGCCCTGCCTACGGCATCGGAACTGAACACAGCCCTCGGCAACCGCTACACCAAGACGGAGGCTGACAACCTGCTGGCCCAGAAGCAGGCAGTGATCACCGACGGCGCACAGATTGGCCTCGGCATGGGCACATGCACCACAGCCGTTGACAACGCAGCCAAGGCAGTGAGCATCCCGAACTTCCTGCTGCTGAAGAACATGCCCGTCACCGTCACCTTCCAGAACGCCATCAACGTGATGGGAGCCACGCTCAACATCTCTTCGACGGGAGCCAAGCCCGTGTTCATACAGGGCGCGGCACTGCAAGCAGGCGTGGTGAAGGCGGGCGACGTGGTGACACTCATCTACGACGGCACCAACTGGAACATCGTGCAGATACTCAGCGTAGCCACCGCACCCTCCGACCTCTTCGTGGACATGGGACTGCCCTCAGGCCGTCTGTGGGCGATTGCCAACATCGACGTGACGAAGGCAAGCGGACTGGCAGAGGTGGACGGCAAGCCGTCGCCATTCATCTACGAGTGTACGTTCTTCTCATGGGGCAACACCGAGGGTCACAACCCCAGCAGCACCAGCGAATTCTCTTACGACTGGGGTTCAGCCAACGACGGCCCATACGCCCAGACACCGGGCGCACAACTGACCGCCAACGCCGGACTGTCGTTCGACGCTGCCCGTGCCATCCTCGGTGCTCCGTGGTGCATGCCGACAACCGGAGAGTTTGCCGAACTTTTTACAAACATCGACTATGTGCAGGCCGACGGTGCTACCGTCATCGACGCTGCCACCACCGACAAGCGAGTGACGGTCAACAGTATTACTGGTATATACCTGAAGTCGAAGATTAACGGCAAGCTCCTATTCTTCCCGTGCTCGGGTCTCGGCTATGGCCAGTCGTGGAACCTCCGTGGCTCGGTCGGCTACTTCTGGTCCTCGTCGCTCGGCTCGGCTACGTATGGGCGGCTCCTCCACTTCGACTCGGGCGGCGTGACTCCGCAGAGCGCCGGCAGCAGGTTCCACGGCTTCGCGGTGCGCCCTGTTCAGTAATACTGTCACCAAAAGAAAGACCAAACCAAAAGGCATCGTCGTCGCTGGCGCTACCACAGCCGCCCCAAGGCGGCACAAGCAGCGACTGCGGCGACGATGCCCGCCGGGTAAGACAATAATCACAAAAATATGAGAAAGGATATACGACATGGCAACAATGAAAGTAATATTTGACATGGAGAAAGAGCGCGGGCAGAAGGAGCAGTGGAACGTCATCCACCTGCTGCGCGACGGCAATACCTACAAGGCATCCTCTCTCACACCGCGTCCCGCCGCCTGCGCCGCGAGATGTTCTTCCGCAAGGAGTTCCTGCGGCTCGGCGTGTTCGATGCATATATGACAAAAATCACAGAACGCAAACATTATTTCCACAAACATTTAAAACAACATGATTATGAACAAAATGTCAGGACGTCAGAGCGACTTCGCCTGTCTGCGCGAAGACGCCAGCCGACTCGTCATCGGCTACGGTATGAAGCAAGTGTCGGATGAACTCTACGAGTGGTATGAGGTTTACATCTACAAGAAGCAGAAGTCCAGCCTTTCTCTGCAGGACGTGAAGGCAGCCATCATCGGCGACATCAACGCCCGCACCGACGAGAAGATTCTGAGCGGACTGGTATGGACTCCACAGGCTGGTGGCGACCCTATCCCCGTGTGGCTCTCACAGGAGAACCAGTTCAACTTCAAGTCGGCCTACGACCTCGCCGTGCAGAAGCAGGGAGCCACGCTGCCCGTCACCTTCAAGATGGGCGAGCAGGAGGACGGCACTCCCGTCTATCACACCTTCGAGACGATGGACGATGCCGACGACTTCTATCTGAAGGCCGTTGCGCACATCAACCACAGTCTGTCGGAGGGCTGGCAGGAGAAGGACGGCATCGACTGGGCACCCTACAAGGCACTCTTCCCCGAACACACCAAAACGACGGAGTAAATGCCATATTCTTCAGGATTCCTCAAAGACCGCGTGACCATCCTCAACCGCAAGGAGGCACAGCAGGGCAAGTTCGGACTCGACAGCGCAGGCATCGAGTTCGAGCCTGCCGCTACGGTATGGGCCAACGTGGACTGGCAGAAGGGCAAGA